TCCCCGGTTCCTCCGCACCACCCGTGGCTTCAACCTCTATGGCCGCCGCGCCACCTTCTATGACCAAGGCGTTGAGGTGCCCATTACGGTCGGCACCACCGACGAAGAGTTGACGGAGCGCGTGCTCCTTCGCCGCACCGCGCCCAATCGGATGTTCTTCGGCCAAAGCTTCACCGGGCACGGCTACATCCGCACGAGCGCGGCGGAAACCAACGTCATCACGGTCCAGTTCGGCACCGACGCGCTCCCGTTCCCGGTGCCGCCGAGCATGGACCCCGTGAACGTCGCGCCCCAGCGGATTGCGCAAGGCCGCACCGCCCCGGCCGCGCGCATGTTCATGGGCCGCTTCAAGGGCTTTCTTCGCGCCTCCTACGGCCCGCTCATGATTTACGACCGCATTGCGCTCAACGACCCCGAGCGCACCGGCAAGATGCGCAAGGTGCGCTCCTTCCACGGGCATGGCCGCTACGGCATTGACCCCTATACGGCCGAACTGAAAATCAGGGTGCCAATGCGCCGCCCGCGGCTCCGCTCGGGCCGCTGGCACGCCAACGGCTACCGCAAGGCGGCCGACATGGCGCCGCTCAATAAGGCTATTGAAGCGGTCCGCGTTTCCAAGGCTTTCCGGGATACGGTGCTCATCGACACGGCAACCGAGGGCGTTGTCCAGTTCGGCGGCGGGCTGCGCTTCGGCGAGTTCGTCTTTGGGCAAATCAAAGAGGTGCGGTAGATGGAAAGCAAGGTCATTTTTCAGGACGGCATGGACAATGACCCGGCCGACTTCAACAACCTTGAGGACTTCACCCAGCGGTCGCTGGACCACATCGTGGGCGACGGCATCACCGCCGCACGCAAGTATGCGGGTTTTGCTTCATCGGCGGCGTCCGCGACCAATTTGAGCGTCCTTCCGGGGCGCTATTACTCGGGTGGCCAAGTTTACAATGCGGCCGACGAATTCACCTACGACTTCACCACCAAGCTACCGGCGGCCACCAAGCGCATCGCCACGCTCATCGCGTGGGGCACGGAGGCCGACACGGACTCCCGCCCGCGCGAATTCCTCATCAACGAGGAAACGAACGCTTCGGAGCCGCGAGTCGTTGCCATGGAGCACGCGCGCCTTGCCAACCTTAGCGTGGCGCTTGGAGCCGAAAGCGCCGACCCGGTTGCGCCGGTGCTCGACTCCGGTGTCATCGCGGTCGCCAACATCACGCTTTCACCCACTGGCATCGAGTCCATCACGATGGTGGCGGAAAACGCCATGGACTCCGTGGGCTCCGTGGCGGACCGCGCCACCCTGCTTGAAGGCTTCCGGGCCAAGGTCGAGCCGCAAGTCGCCTCGCTCGGCTCCGACATTGCGGCGCTGACACAGGGACAGGCCGCGCTCACGCCGCTCAAGACCTACGGCCGCGCGCTGGACCGCCTCGCAACGCTTGAGGCGCGTGTCGGCGTGCCATCGGCCGCCGTCGATTCGTTTTGCGACTTGCTGGTCGACACCACCTATACGGACACGCTCTTCGCCGGTTACGACGCGAAGGTGGTGGAGGGCATCCGGTTCGCAAACGCGGGTTCGGCGACCACACAGCTTGCCATCTACAACCCGCTCAACCCGGCGGCCATCGTCAACGGCGGCACGCTCTTCCCGGCCTACACGCGCGCGCTGCGCATGAGCACCGGCGACCGCGTTGGCGAATTGCAGATTTCCGGCTTCACCTATCAGGCGCACAACCTTACGCAAAAGGCGCAAAGCCGCCACCGCGTCCGGCACGGCCCGGCGCGCACCGTGAGCACGGCCGCCAACTATCTCAAGACCGGGCGCTTCGATGTTTCGACGCTCGTTTTCCGCCGCGACGACGAAGCGTGGACAGTTCCGGCCAACCTCATCGGCGAGGCCATCAAGAACCACCACCCGCACCGCGAACCGAACCATTGGGAGGACTCCTATGAGGTGCCCTATTGGGAAGAGGTCACGGTCGCCAGCATTGTCAACGGCTCCAATGTCGCGGAGGTGTTCCTCAACTCCAATGACATGATTCTGGACGCCGTTGGGCTCACCTTCACGCGCCTCGCGGCCGACGGCAATGTGACCGTTCTTATTTGCGAGACGGACCACGGCGCGCCGGTGCTGGACAAGGTTATTTCCAGCACCACCGTCGACCGCGCCTCGCTCTTGCTCAACGAGGAAACGGTCATCCCGGTCCAGCCGGTGTTTCTCACCGGCGGCGTTCGCTACGCGCTCGTGGTCATCACGGCCGCGGACCATTGGCTCGCAACCTCCGCGGGCACGTCCTACCCGCAAGGCACCCTCTTCTATGTGCTGGATGGCGCATATCAGCAGGGCGACTCCTCGCGCGACATCATGCTTAGCCTGTATCAGGCGCAATTCGCATCTTCGCGCACGGTCATCGACCTCCAACCGCTCACGCTCGTGGACGGCATTGCGGACATCGACATTCTGGCGGAAGCCACCATCCCCGGCTCCACGCAACTCACCTATGAAATCCAAGTCGGCGGCGTTTGGTATCCGCTTGCCGACGTCGACGCCTCCATCCTTGGGGCGGGCGGTGTGTTGCCGAACCTCTTGGCGTTCCGTGCGGTCTTCACCGGCACGCCGGATGTCATGCCGTTCGTCAATCTCACCACCTCGCAAGTGAAGATTTCGGCACCCAAAACGGCGTTCACCTATATCACGGCCACGCGCAATCTTCCCGGCGCCGGGTCCACCAACATCCACGTTACTGTCCGGCTTGAGGACTATGTGGAAGCGGACCACGACCTCACGGCCACGCTCCTCACCGGCGCGGGCTTTGTCACGGCAACCGCACCGGCGACCACTTCGGATGCGGTCCAGCCGGACGGCGGGATTGAGCGCACTTTCGTCTTCGCGCTCGGCGCGGCGGTCACCGCGTTCAAGGTGAAGCTGGTGGGCGCCACCGACAGCAACGTGAACGTGTTCCACGTTTCGCAGCGGAAGGATTACGCACTCTAATGGCCCGCCGTTACCGTAAGAGCGACTCCGGCAATTACCGGGTGGAAATCACCCGCGTGTGGCCGCACCTCGGCATCAACCTCAAGCCCGGCGCGAGGCTCATCGTGAATGAGGCCACGCTCACCGAAATGCTTGAGGACGATGGGTTGGTGGCCAGTGTCCAGCCTTCCGCCTGAACTAGATTTCAACACCCCGCTTGGCCGCGAGGCCACGCCGGAGCGCATGAACGCGGCGATGGCCTACATCGTCTCGCGCTTTGCGGCCGTGGAGTCGATTGTTCCCGAGTTCCAAAGCGCCATCGACCAAATGAAGGCGGTGGGGCTGGACCGCATTGACGAATTCCTCACCCCCCTACTCACCACGGCGCAAGCGACCGTGGACGCCATCACAGCGCTCCAAGCGTCCATGGACACGGACGCATTCCGCGCCGGTATCGTTACTGACGCGACGGCGGCCGCCATCGCGGGAAGCTTCAACGACCCTGCGCAGCGCGCCTCGCTCATTGACGATGTGATTGCCGAGATTGCGAGCCGCCAGCTTTATATTGAGGCGGGCGCGGGCGCGGCGGGCGCGAGCCTCGACTCTGGCAGCGCGCCGCCCGATAATGCCACCGGAGCGGACGGCGACTTTTACGTCCAAACCACGCCGTGACGATAAGCGCCAAGTCCGGGGGCGCGTGGCACGCCGGGCAACTCAAGTGCAAGCAAGGCGGCGCTTGGGGCGATGCTGCGCTATGGCGGAAGTCGGGCGGCGAGTGGAAAACGGATGCGCCGCTTAGCGCCGCGGACGCGCCCGCGAGTCTTTCTGTTGCTGGCGCGAGCGCCACGCCGGTAACGGCACCCGACACCTCTACCGCCACCGGCGGCGCCCAGCCCTACAGCTACTCGTGGACGAAGGTTTCCGGCGGCGACATCGTTGCGAACACGCCTGCCGCCGCCTCCACTACTTTCAAGCCGGGCGCCCCGCTGGCGGATGGCGAAGTGCGCTCGGCGGTCTTTCATTGCACCGTCATCGACGCCCTCGCGGCCACCGTCATCGCCAGCAACGTGACGGTGACGCTAACCCGGTGGAGCCAGCCGGTTGCTAGCGTGGACCAGCCAAGCCTTAGCGTTAGCGGGTCGGCGAGCACGGAGACAACCGGCGCGGCAACCGTGTCGGTGGCGGGTGGCACCGCGCCCTTCACCTACGCGTGGACGAAGCTTGCCGGTGGCGGGGCGATTACGGTGACAAGCGCCAACGCCGCGTCCACCACGTTCAGCGCAACCGGGCTCGCCTCCGGCGAGACGCGCACCGCGACTTTCCAGTGCACCGTCACCGACGCCCACGGGCTCAAGGGCACCGTCAATGTCGACGTGACGGCCGGGCGCATTTCGGCGCTTTCGGTTGGCGAAACGCCATCCACCATTTCGGGCTCCGGCGCCACCGCGACCATCACAACCACGGCGAGCGCAACCGCCAGCGCGTCCGGCGGCCAAGGCCCCTATTCCTATTCGTGGACAAAGGTGAGCGGTGACGCCATCACGGCCGTAAGCGCCGCATCCACGAGCACCACTTTCAAGGCCACCGGCATGGCGAACGGCGAGTCTCGCACCGCCGTCTTCAAATGCACGGTGACGGACTCCTTGGGCCAAACGGCGGACACCCCCACGAGCGTCACGGTGACCATCACCAACACGGCGTCGACCGGCGCCACCTATACCCCGGCGGCGGGCTCCTACAGCGCCTCCGATACCGGCACCGTCACCTATACCGTCAACGCGAGCGCTTCGGTTCCTTGGACTTGGAGTGCGACCAGCACGACGGGGCTTACGGCCTCGCTTGCGTCCGGCGCCAGCGGCACCAAAATCACCTTCACGCTTGTTGCCACCTCCACGGCGAACCGTTCCACCACCATCACGCTGAACTCCGGCGGCAAGACGTGGACCCTAAACTTGACCGCCTACAAGACGGGCACGGGTGGAGGGGGCGGTGCGACATATACGCCGGTTGCCGGTTCCTACAGCGACACCGGCAACGGCTCGCTCGCCACTTTTACGGTGAGTGCGAGTGCGTCGGTCACATGGACGTGGAGTTATTCGGGGGACGCGCCGAGCGCGAGCGTTCCCAGCGGCGGAACCGGCACGGACATCACCTTGAGGCTGGGTGTCGACCCAACATTTGACCGTTCCACCACCATCACGCTGCAGTCGGGCGGGCAAACATGGACAATCCATCTTAGCACCACCCCAGTCTAGGGCTATTCAACCCGCCACGCGCAGCGTGACCCCGCTCGCTATGGTCGCTCCCGAACATTTGAAAATGTGAGGGACAAGGCCCAATGGCAACCGATTTTCTCCACGGCGTTGAAGTCGTCACCGTTGCAAGCGGGCCGCGGCCGATTCAGACCGTCCGCTCGGCAATCATCGGCATCGTGGGGACCGCCCCGCTCGCCGACGCCGCGGCGTTCCCGCTGAACACTCCGGTGCTCGTCAACAGCCGCGGCGGTTACGCCGGGATTGGCGCCACGGGCTCACTCCCGGGCGCGCTGGCGGGCATTTTCGAGCAATTTTCACCATTCGTGGTCGTGGTTCGCGTGGACGCCGGGCTAACCGACGCCGACGCGCTTGCCAATGTGGTTGGCGGCGTCGACGTCGTCACTGGCGCGCGCAGCGGCATTCAGGCGCTCCGCGATGCGCAAGCAACCGTGGGCGTCACCCCGATGCTCCTGATTGCTCCGTCCTTCACGAGTTCGCGCCCCACCGGCGTCGATTCCATCACCGTCACCGACGAAGGCACCGGCTACGCCGCGGCCCCCGCCGTCACCTTTGCGGGCGGCGGTGTCGACCCGGGCTTGGTTCTTCCGACCGCGCACGCGGTCCTCGGCACTGGCGCGGACGCGGGCAAGGTTGTGTCCATCGTCATCGACACGCCGGGCTCCAACCTCACCGCCGCGCCGGATGTCACCATCACTGGCGCGAACACGACGCCCGCCACCGCCACCGCCACCATCGGCGCGGTCAAGAATCCCGCCGGTGCCGCACTGGAATCCGTTGCCGCAGCGCTCCGCGCGCACGCCGTCCTCGGCGGCCCGAACACCACGGACGCCGACGCGCTGGATTATCGCGGCGACTACGGCACGCGCCGGACCTACATCGTGGACCCGTTCGTGAAGGTCTATGATTCCACCGCGGAGGACTATGTCGCGGAAGACCCGGCCGCTCGCGTTGCCGGACTCATCGCGCAAGTCGACGCGAACAAAGGCTTTTGGAAGTCCCCGTCCAACGAAGTCCTCTTCGGCGTGGACGGACTCGCGCGCCCGGTGGATTACGCACTCGGCGACCCCAACACGCGCGCCAACCTTCTCAACGAAAACGAGATTGCCACGGTCATCCGTGACGAGGGCTATCGGCTGTGGGGCAATCGCACCACGTCGAGCGACCCGCAATTCGCTTTCCTCTCCGTGAGCCGCACCGCGGACATGATTGATTTGAGCATCCAGCAAGCACACCGCTGGGCATGCGACATGGGCATCACGCGCGGCTATTTCGATGATGTCACGTCATCCGTGAACGCCTATCTGCGCGACCTCACGGCGCGCGGCGCCATCGTCGGCGGCAAGTGCTGGGTGGACCCGGACCTCAACGGCGCCGAGCAGATTGCGGCGGGCCACGCCACCTTCTCCTATGAGTTCACGCCGACCTATCCGGCGGAGCGCGTGACCTTCACTTCGGCGGTCACGGACGCCTTCATCACCAATCTGTTCGCCGCCAGCTAAGGGACATCTGAACGATGGCAACGCCTCGCATTCTCAAAAACTTCAACGTCATCGTGAACGGCCGCGGCCTCGCGGGCGTGGCCAAGCAAATCAAGCTTCCCGAAATTTCGCTGAAGACGGAAGCTTATCGCGGCGGCGGCATGGACGCGGAAACCGAAATCGACATGGGCATGGACGCGATGAAGGCGACCTACACCTTTGCCGACCCGGACGCGGAGAATTTCAAGCTGGTCGGCCTCGCCACCGGCAACTCGGCACGCGTCACGGCGCGTGGCTCGTTCGTCCGTGATTCAGACGGCGCGCGCGTTGCGGTGGTCGTGGAAATGGGCGGCCGCATCGACAAATTGACGATGGGCGATTGGGAGGCTGGCAAGGCCAGCGACCAAGAGTTGGAGCATTGCCTCAACTACTACCGGCTCAACGTGGGCGGCGAGGATGTCATCGAAATCGACGTCCTCAACATGAAGCGAATCATCGGCGGCGTGGACCAGCTTGCGGGCATCCGCGCCGACATCGGGCTCTAGGCCCGGCGAACATCCCCTGAACGGTCAAGGAAAGGCCAATCATGAGCGAAGTTGCAAAGGACATGCGCGAGTCTGCGGAAATTGAGTTGGACTTCCCCGTTGAGGTGGACGGCAACAAGATTTCCAGCGTGACGATGCGGCGCCCGAAAGTGCGGGACCAATTTAAGGCCGAGCGCCACAAGGGCACGGAGGCGGAGAAGATGCTCGGATTGCTTTGCGACCTCA